ACGCTTTAATAAAATTAATTATCCTTTGGGGGTCTACTTTTGCTTCAATAAGGGTGATTAGAGATTGAATATCTTGCGAGTCAATATTTATTTTCATAAATTATTTCTTATCTCTGTAATTTACCGATTGAATAAGATATAAATATTCAGCGTGTATTTTATCGCGTATTATCAAACCGTTTTTTGCCACCTCATCGCATATCGGACAACACTTATGCCAGTCGCGGAAAATTCTTTTGCCTATTCTGTTTAAAAACCATTTTTTTGTATGGATTATTGGTTTCATAAATCAAACTTTGACCTTTAAAGAATTTTCCACTTTGTCTAAAATCATCAACGGACCATTGCCGCCGCGGTATTCTAAACTATTAATATATTTTTTTAAACCCGTTGCTAATTTATTTAATGCGCGCTCGCGCCGCGGGGTTTTATAATTTTTTAAAAATGCGTCCGCGTCAAACGGTTGGACTTCTCTGCCCGGGCGCTCATCGGGATATTGTTCATAAAATTCTGCTACTGGCAAAACTTTTCCGATCGTTGCAAAGTCTATAAATCCGCCGTCAATCACAATTCCGCGCGCCGTACTATTTCCGCTTTGTATCATCAAAGCGTTTGCCTGATTTTCAGTTATGTATTTTTTTGACCGGTCTTTGAAAACAATAATCCAACTTTTAATATCTACCTGCATTTGCGTTTGCGTCATATGCTTAAAATATTACTTTTCTGCTGTTTTTTATAATAAATTAATAATTCGGCGAGTTTTGTTTGTAGCAAATATGGCGTGGTGATTGTCGGTGCAAACTTTTGACCCTGAATACTAACTGCGTATTTAGCGGTATTGATCGCTTTCTCATACCCGAATTTTTCTATTAATTCTTGCGCGGCGCGGCGTTGCGTGGTATGTCCGAAGTTGATTGTTGGATTGATTGACTTTTTAAAAATATCAAATAATTCTCCTATTTGAATTTGAATGTTATTTTGAACCGCGGCGCCTTGCGCCGTGTATTTAAGTTCTTCTATCCCTTGTTCTTCTATAGTGTCCTCATTTTGACCCCCCTTACTGTCCTCATTTTGACCCCCCTTTGCTTTAAGGTGGGTATTATTTTGACCCCCCTTTGCATAATATTCCATATTCATTTGCCAAATATCGTTGACAATATATTCGTTTATTTTTTGCGGGCCACCCGTAGTTTGGATTGTTGTTGTTCCGTTATTTTTTATCCAATCATGTGAAATTAAATAATCAATTGATTTGTAATAAGTGGCTTTTGAAATTTTTAGTTTTCTTAAAAAATACGATTTTGGTTGACGGCAAAATCCTTTTTCCCCAGCAACTCTTTTCATTTGGAAATATAATGCTTGGTCTACGGCCGTTGAATGATTGAGAATATAATTCGGGATCATGGTAAAATATTTATGATCACCGCTCTCGTCAATGATTGATATTTTTTCCATAAAGTTATGCACAGATATAAAAATTATACCACTTTATAAAATACTTGGCAAATTGCTTAACACTTATGGCTGATAGCAGTTTCTTTCGGCGTGCCGTTCATCTTTTCTGCCGTCCGGTTCTTCGTTAATTAACCGTTTAGTTGACTGTATTTTCTCGTACAAATCTTGACGAAAATTTTTAATCTTGCGATAAACAAAATATTCATCAGACCCTTTGGCTTTTGTTTCCGCGTCCGCGTTGCTGTTTGAAATATTTCTGATTTTTGACATTGTCCGATAATAATAACTTTCAAATTCCGCTTCCAAAGTTCCCAGTCGGCAAATATAACTGCTTAGTTTATTTATCCATTCTCGCGCCTGCCCGGGTGTAATCATATCCGGCGGAGTTTCACCGATTTGATTTACTAAAATTAAAGTCTGGTCTATAAACTCCATGGCTTGCGATTGTGCCTCGTTCAAATTGATTATGTTCTCGTTGGTAGGCATAAATTTTTTGTAATTTAATTTCAAAATCTTTGTCATTCGTGGCTCTTTCGTGGTCTTTATGGCAAAGCCAAACCGAGGGGCTGAATTGGCGTTCGCTTGCGCGCCATAGGTGGTGTTCTTCCAGCCCCGCGGCCCATAAAGTCGTTCCGCACCAAAAACATTTCTCCGGTTCAAATTTAAGCGGTTGACTTGTCATCTTCTTTTTTATCTTCTTCTTTTGGCGCCGGCTCAAATTGAACATTTAGAAAATCAATAATCTGATTGATTTTCTCACAAACAAATTCTCTGAATTGCCATTCCGGCAATTGACTCGTCCCCTTTTTTAGTTGTTCGATCATATGTTTTTTTATCCGGTTTAATCCGGTTTAATAAAAATTATTCAAGAGTTTTAACTAACGGTATACCATTTTGTCCGCTGGGAATATAAATAGTCGTGTGATTTGGGCTTACTGCCATTTTTTCCTGCGCTTGTATCGCTTCGTGTTGCAAATATTTATCGGTTAAAGTTGCGTTAATTATTTTTTGCGCTTCGGCAATGCCACCTGCTTCCACAATTCTGATTTCTGCTTTTTGTTTTTCTACTTGAATTAACTGCTCTTGCTGTTTTATTTTTATTTCATTTACTAAAACTTCGTTTGAAGCGTCCTGTCTTACTTGATACCGAAAATATATTTTTATTCCAAAAGTACCCATCCAAGTAATACTAATCACTAAAACTAAAATTAATAGACTTATAAAAAAAATAGTTCCTGTTTTTAATTCTGACATAATTTTATTATTTAAACCCCGTCCGCTTGCGGCGGGGTTATTAATTTAATAATTTGATTTTATTTCTTCCTCAAAAATTCTCACTCCTTTTATCTCGCGCGCGCCTGCGTTGACTGCCTTGCGGATTGCTGTTTCATCTACCGCTAAAAATTCGCGCGGCACTTCCGATTCTTTAATAATTTCAAATGTCCAATGTTTCCGAAAACGCAATGTCCCGCTTTCACTTTCCACTTTCGTTTCTTGCTTTATTTCAACTTCCGGCACAAAACTTTCTCTCTCGCGCGCTATTTCCTCCTCCCGGGCCAAACGCTCATCTTCAATCCGTTTTAATTCCGCTTTCTGTTCTTTTTTTGACAATTCTTCTTTTTCCAATGCTTTGCACTGTTTTTCAGCTTCTTTTTCCGCTTCTTTGCGTTCCTTTTCCATTTGCTTCTCGTGTTCTTTGCGCTGTCGCTCCTCCTCGGCTCTACGCTCCCTCTCAATGCGCGCGGCTTCCTTTGTGCGGTATTCGGCTATTTTACCGTCTACGGACACGCCTAATTGATTAAGTGGCTCCGAGGCGCTTTTAAATTGGATATTAATACTTTTGATATGGTCGTTTAGCGGTTTGGTGAAGAATAGGCGCAATTCTTCAATCCTTTTTTTCCGGACGGTTATTTGTTTTGAAACTTCCGCGGCCATTACCATGTCTTCGGAAGTTTTAATAGTCATCGCATTTACTTTTTGCGTTAAACCTTGCACATCTTGGCTTATTTGCACAAGTTTTTGTTGCATGTCCGTGGTTTCCATATTACTTGAATGTCGCTTTTTTCACATCTAAAAATTCAATGATTGAATTGGCGATATTAATAATTAATAAAACTTGTTTGCCTGCTATCTGACTTTGCGGATCGGTGGTTTCAAATAATTTATCTTTTGCTGGGATTAATACTTCTTGCAAAGAGCGGAGTAAAACATAAGTGCTTGCGTCCGCCGGCCAGTCTTGCACGATTGATTTTACCTGTATTATTTTTTGTTCAATTGAATTCGTCATTTTATCACCTCCTTTCTTTAATCTTTCTGCGCATTCCCTACAAAGCCACATACTTCCTCCATGTCCGCAAATAACAGGTATTTGTTTCTGATTTTTTTCATCCCAACTTAAAACTAAACCATACGCATTGTCATTTAAATTATTTGCTCCCTCTTTTATTAATCTTTCTCTCTCCTTTGATGTAAAAACAAAAATGAATTTATTATTTTTTTCCATATTTTATTTTTAATAATCTAAATTAACCTTTTTTTTAATTATAATTCCTGATAATTCTTTCTCGCGTTTTTTTAATTCTAAGGCGCCGAGGAATGCCGCAAAATCTCTGTCAAAATCTCCGTATTGTTTTGCTTCAAACTGCGCCGTATCTTTATCAAAACGCACTATCCATCGATCGCCGGTATACTTCTCATTTGTTTCTTCTTCGTCCGCGGCCTGATAAGCGGCCGTCTGATATCTCATTTCGTTATAGATAGCATTTCCGGTTTTGAAATCAATCACGCAAAGTTGTCCGTTGACTTCTGCTTTTGCGTCCATTTGCCCAACATAATTATATTTTTTACTGTACACCATTTTTTCGCTAGCTAACCATTTAATTTTATTTTGTTGTTCCCAGTCCAAAAATGCCATGACACCATTATAAACTTGTTCGTCCGTTGGTTCTTCCGGTTGCGCGGTTCTCTGTTTAGTTTTAAATAAAATATAATTTTGGCACCATTTGTGTACTGATTTTCCTTTGGTAGCGGCTTCTTCCTTGCGGACGCGGTGTAATGATGACGCTTCAATAATCATCGGAATGTCAATATGTACTCCCCGATTCCGTTTGTCTATTAATTCCTCTCGCATTAATTTAACCGCCCAGTCTATTAAAAGCGGTTTGTTAATCATCCCGGTTGCGGCCGTGACCGAAATTAACCAGTCTTTTTGTCCCTCAATTTTGTAGCGGTGGCTGTCCGGGTAAAAAGCAATCTCAATTTTTCCGTTGTATAACTTCTGCAAAATTTTTTCTGCCATATTATTTTTTCATCATCATCGGCGAACTCATAAAATCAAACAATCGGCGTTTGGCTTCGTCTTGGTTTAATTTTAGAGTTTTGAGTTCCCCTGATGTGTAATCATTATATTTATTAATAATTTGCTCGCATTGGTCTTTGGTTAAATTCTTGCCGATAATAATTTTGCATTCCTTGGAAATTGCGTTGATAAATCGGCTCAAAAAATCAATGTTATTCTTTGGAGTTTCTTTTTTTGGCTGATAAATTTGCCTTTGAGTTTGTATCGGAGCGGATGGCGCGGCGATCTGCGCAAATTTATTTTGCGCAACAAATTTCTTTATCATTTCCACGGCTACTTTCTCCGGCATTAATTTTCTTTTTGCGTTCCGTTCCGCCTTGCTTACTGCTTTTTCAACCGCGAATGTATTGGCGTATTGTCCTTTATGTCCTGTTTTTTTATACGCTTCAAATTTTACGCCGATGCCGGTTTCACCTGTAACCATATTTTCGGCGACTACGCGCGCCTCCACTCCTTTTTGGCCGTCATAGTCAACATCTCTTTCTATTTTCAAACTGTCGGGAATAATTCTGATTTTACATCCTGATCGGGGATTGCGGTTTAATTGCCGCGCCACCTCATTTACTCCGGCTACGCTAAGGCCGGTGACTGGCTTTCCCTCTTGCAAGAAACCATAAACATAATGTTCCATTGCTTGGCCGAGGAGTTCTTGTTCAATCGCTTGGTCGTCAGCCATTTCACTTGCGACAAAAAATTCTTGGCTGATGTTTGCCGGGTTATGCGCCAGCACAAGTCCGTTTCCTTTTGGTTTAATAACTTTAACTTTCTGATGTTTTGTCCGTGATTTTTTCATATTTTTTCTTATTAAATTAGTTATGCACAGCTAATTTAATTATAAACTATATAAAGTATTTTATCAAGTTATTTATAAAGTGCTATTTTTTTTCTATTATTTGGATATTGCGCGCCCGATTTTTTGTAGTCTTAATTTTATTTTTTTCTTTTAATTGGTCTACAAAATAATCGGCGGCCGCCGGAGAGATTTTAAATTTAATCGCTATCTCTACTCGCGTGGGAGAATATCCGTTGTCGCTAATATATCCGTAGATATAAGCCAGTATTTTTTCCTCTCTTTTGGTTAATGGAAGCATGGTCATAAATTTATTTTAAAATTGTTTTAGTTTTAGGGTCGTATCCTTTTTTGGGGGAAGCGTTTGGGTTCCATTCCAAATCTTTCATAAAAATAAAAGCGGAATATTTATCATTGTCTACATCAGTAATTCTTGATCCAATATTAAAACAGTCATAATTATCAGGAACTAAATTCCATGTATTTATATGATTATTTATACAAACTTTCTGCCATTGTCCATATTTTTCCAAATCAACTTTTTCAATTACTTGCGTTGTGGTGTTATATACCGGCGTTGATTGCACTTGCTGGATTGGCTGTATTTTTAATTCGTTGATCTGATTTTGCAGAGTTTCAATTCTATTGTTCAATGCGGAAACTTCGCTTTTTATAATACTTGAAAAAATATCGTAAAAAGGAGAGTAAGCGATAAGGCGCGCGTCTTCTTTCCAACCGTATTTTTTTGCCCAGTCAATAAATTTTTGATTTTGGTTCGGATCGCCGGGAAACGCTTTTTGCAAATCTTTACGCGATTGCCAAACTTGCGTTAATGCTTCATCGTAATAAACCGCGCCGGCGGATGTTCCAATCGCCAAAAAGATTAAAATTGTGATGATTACTTTTTTCATAATATATTTTTTAAGTTTTATAATTTAGGTAATTAGGAAACCAGAGGGCTACACCAAATCACTGGCTAAGCGAAACCCGATGCACGAGCTGGAATTAACCGACGCATTGTACAAATTCAACGTGAACGCACCCGCGTACGCGCCGCTGGGCCAGGTGCCGCCGCGGACAAAGGCGCAATCCGATAAATTTTCTATCCATTCCAAATGTGCTTCTTCGTCATACGATAATTCTTCAATCCCTAAAAATTCTTTATCTTCCTTTGAGATAATTTTATTTCTAAATTTATAAAATTCCAATAACATCAACATCTCACGGATATTAGGCAGACGGTAACCTAATTTTTCCGCTTTTTTCCGCGCGTCAAAATAATTGATGTTATTCCAGACTTGTCCGGCTGTATTTCTCATTTTCCGTTTCATAATCTTAAAAGGTTTTACTCCGTATTTGTCAAAAAGGTCTTTGGGAATAACGGAATAGTCAATGGTTACAAACTCTTGGTCTTGTTTGTCGCAATTTTCAATGAAGGTTTTTAATTCTTCAATTTTTGCGATAGCTTCTTGTTTATCCATATTTTTAAGTTAAATATTTTTTTTAATAGTAAAAATAATCCTATCTTGCAAAATTTGTAAATCTGCACTTCTCATAACATTCACGATTATCCCCGCAATTATTTCAGGAGTTCTTTGCTCTAATTCTTTTTTTGTTTCTTCTATTTTTCGTTCAAGTATTTTTGTGGCTTCATCTTTTATTCCTTTGTTAATACATTCAATTAAAAAATCTTGTGTTTGGTCTTTTGTAATAGGCATATTTTTAAGTTAAATTATTTTATTTCTCTCTAAAGAGGGGTTAATCAAAATTGCCATCTTAAATTTGTTTGGTCTTTATAATCCTCGTAAAGTTTTTCAATAATTATTTGTGCATCGCAATTTGGATTATTTTTATAAGTACTATTTAGATTATCGGCATTTAGAAATTTACACTCATTTTGTATTCTAATTGGCATTACCATACCATTGGCATATCCTATTTTTTCGTATGGTTTACAATCTTCCTCTAAATTATTATATTCAATATTTGGTATTTTACATTCAATTTCAGATTTGCAAATTATTTCTTGTGTTTTATTTTTTTGCATTAAAGATGATAAATATACAGCTAATAAAACAAATATTAAGGCTACTCCAAATACTCCTAAACTTTTTAAAAAATTATTCATATTATTTTTTATTCTTTATTTCCACATATTTTACATATTAAATCACTGTTTTTTTGCTCAATATAATCACATCCACTAATTAAGATAAAATCAATCCAAAAATCAGGTCTATTTATACTTCTCCATATTGTTTTTATCCAACAAATAGGTCTTAATATTTTCATATTTTTAAGTTAAAATTAGTATCTTTCAATTTTAACAAGACGACTATCAGATGCAACATCTCTGGATATTAACTTGTCTATTAAATCATAAATTTCTTTTTCATTTTTATATGTAAAAAGAAATTTAATCCATTTAGCAGTTCTTAATCTACCTACTTTTTCTCCGTATTCTTCGGCTAATTTTAAATCTATTTCATCTATCATATTTTTAAGTTAAATTATTTAAGGTAATAATGCTTTCGTTAAAATACCCAAAGCGTCTTCTCTGTCATCCGCTTTAAACGGACCAAAACTATTTTTAACAAATGGACTTTCATCCGCCTCTTCTAAATCTTGTTGGGAAAAATATCTTTTTGCTTGGATGGTTCCATTGGTATGCAAATAGCCCCACCACCAATTTGTTGTACCTATTGCCATAAATTTAATTTAAGATTTTAATAATTTTATTTTTCCGCCCGAAGTTTATCATTTCCATTTCCGATTCATCGCTGTAAATGTCAACCGTTAAACCGAATTTTTCGTGTATCCATTTGGCTGTCCGGTCGGCGACAACATATCGCTTTCCGTCAAGTTCTATCTGCGTGCCGAGCGGTATTGTCCGGTCGGACACGGCCACCGCTCCCGGGTACGGATATTCTCCATTTGCCATTTTATTGCCTGTCCAGCCGTATTTCGTCACCGAGGCCTGTTTTAAATTCATTTTTGGCTTGATAGGCGCCACATCCTGCTTGATTGGCTGTTGGGGTGCTGTGTTTATAGCTTTGCAATCAACCGGGGGCTGTTTTAGGCTTCTGTCGGCGATTAAAGATGTTCCTGTCCCTATAATCATCGCTCCCATAGTTAATCCCAAACAAAAATCTTTTACAAAATTATCCGTCTTTGTTTTGTCTATTTTTTTAAACCATTCACTTTTTATTTTTTGCATATTACCATTCTGGCGCCGGCTGATGACTTTATTTGGTTAAAACCTCATGACGGTGTGTCTTGCCAATCAACCGGCGCGCAGTTCAGTTTTTAAATAATAGCTTATCGCTCGCCCCGACTCAATGGTCGGGGTTTAATCGCGAGAGTAAGCAATCATAGTTTTTGGGCCGCCTACCGCCCTGCTTGATAAACTCAGCATCTCCCGCCTACGGGCTTAACGGTCTATCAATGCAATGTCTTTTATTTTTATATTTTAATTGTACTCCTCATAAAGTATTTTGTCAAGTGTTTTATAAAGTACCGAAAATATCCGATTTTATTGATAAAAAAATCATCTGTAAATAGTTATGCACAGATGATTTTTAAAATTTACTTTTTTATTTTCTATCTAAACGGAAAATCATTCTGCTGATATTGCCCTTTCGTCCGGTAAGCATAAATCTCGCGCATTGCCGGATTGGTCGCAATATCAAAATCCCACGCGCCATAAACCATTGCGTTCACTTCTTCGGATGTTAATGATAATGGCCGGCGTCCTTTTTTAATCAATTGTTTATGTACCCACAAATTTTTAAATCTCAAATTAAATTCCGCTTGCCAGTTACGCGGCCGGTCGTAATATTTTATCGCCGGTGTTTTTTTCCAGTCGTCAGGGAAGTATGGCGCGGGATCAATGGCTCCGTTATATCCGTTATCTTTATTAATCGTGGCGCCGTCAACTGTTAATTTTAATCCAAAATGTAAATGACTTCCTGTGGTATATTTTCCGGTGTTATCACAGTATCCGATTAATGTCCTGGCATTAATCTCATCGCCAACGGAAACGCATATTTTTTGCAAATGATAATAAATAGTTAAAAATCCATCGCCTTTTTTTTCTGATAATAATTGCACGCTTATCCCGCCGTCACCGTCTTCTCCCGCCCAAACTACAATGCCAGAGTGTGCCGCAAAACAACGGCAACCAGTATGCGCTAAAAAATCAATCCCGTTATGTCCTTTCATTCCTAACTTCTGATAAAAATCCAAAAAATTAACTCCGAATGGCTGGGTGATATAAATATCTCTAAGTGGCAATTGCAATTTTATCTCCATATAATTTTAATCGGGGGAAATAAGTTTTTATTATTTATTTTTATCTCCCCCAATTACTCCTTATCTCAAAAAACCACCGCTCCGCTTAATCAAAAGCTGGCAGTAGTTTGCTATTTTTTAGGGATGCGTTCGTCAATGATTACGCTTAATTTATTTATATTGATATTGCACTCATTTAATTTTTGCTCAAAAATATCCTGTCTTTTTTCAATTGTGTGAATGTGATTGTCGCGCAATGAGCAAATCGTTTTATCAATGTTTAAAAATCGTTCGTTCATTAATTTATTCATTGCCTCAAATTGCGTGTCAAAAACGGCAAAATCTTTGTCTATTCTTATCTGCGGTTTTCGGAATGTGTTATACACGATGAAAGCCAATCCGAGCAGGTAGACAATAAATTCAAAATTGTTTTTAAATTCCTCCATATTTTTTGTTTTTAGAAAAATAGACTGTCGACAAGTGCTATCATCCACCAGCAGAATGCCCATGGTATCCAAATTAATATTAATTTAATAAAAAATTTAAGCATTTTTTTCCGTCATTAATTTCCAAATATTACGCAAAACTACGATTAAAGAAAAACTCGCGCAAGTGAAAATAAACGACCAGTCAAACGGTTCTTTTCCTTGTTGGTCTATGCCGTAAAAATAAAGCGTCAAAAATGCCACGACATAAGTTTTGATAAACGAATAAATTTGCCGACCGCACGCGGAAGCAAAAAATTCTTTTAATTTTGCAATAATGTTTTGCATATATTTTTTTAAGAATAAGAATTGGGAAGAGTTAAAGATTTTTCCGCGTCAATTTCCTGTTCATTGGTCAATATTTTTGTAAAAATATCTGTTTTAACCGGCCGGATAGTTAAAATCAATCTATCAACTAAATATTCAATTTCTGTTATAATCATCCCCTCATCAAAAATACTATTATTAAATCCCTCTATTTTAACTGTATCGCCGACTTCTATGCTTTCAATGTCATAACCGAATGCCGCGTCTTCGTTGTTGTCTATTATTGTTAATTGTACCACAATATCGGGATCAGAGAAATTATCCAAATAATGATTAGCATATCTTGTCATGACATCCGTGTCGCCAAAATTTTTGTCAATTTTTTTTAAAACTCGGCGGCCATATTGTCCCTGCGATAATGAACGAACAGTTGTAAAATAATTCGCGCCCTCATCCGAGACTAAAACTTCATTGATTATATTTTCCATGTTCTTATTGACATTTATATCCCAAAAATGTTTTTTAAAATAAAACCTATGGTCTATTCCGGTTGATTTTGCTTTAAAATGAAAAAAATTATCGTTGTCTATGTACCAAAACCATCCGCCCGGGGCCATTTGTTGTGTTATATCTATGGCTTCAAGATATGTCAATGCATTGTAAGTATAAGTTGCCACCTCGCCGGTGGTTTCTATTTTGTCGTTGCTTATTTGAATCGGCGGATTGGTTGTTTCGGCAACATATCGTGCCATAATATTTTGCATTATTGTTCCGACATCGGTTGCCGTTTCTGTTATTTTTGTGGTTGTACCGCTTTTATAAATATCCTTACTTAATTTTGTATGAAATCCCAATAATGTTATTTCAACGCTTTGGTTGCCATTATTAATTACGGGGCGATAGCCGGAAATATATCCGCTATAAATTATTTTACTTTTTTCAATTTCGGTGGAGGTATCGCCATCGCTGACATAAATATCAACGCGATTGTTCAAACGCACATCGTTATTTTCGCCAAAATCTTCAAAAGTGCGCGGGAGTAAAATCACGCATTCTCCATATCCGCCGTTTATAATTTTATTAAAACTTTCAAAACTGGCATCATTCCATTGTTCCGTCAATAATTTTCCTTGCGGATTATAAATTTTATAAAATATTTTTTTGCGGTTGGTGATCATAAATAACGCGGATAGTAAGTAATGCCAACTGCGACTTCATACGCGCCCGATGGTTTTCCTCCAAAATATAAATAAAATACAACATCTTTGGTATAATCATTTACCCATGTCGTACCGCCGTCGGCAGATGTAGCGCGATTTCCTTTGGCGTAGCTATCAGTATCTTCCGCAAAAACTTGAAATTTATTTGAGTTATCTCCTCCGGTCATTTTGAAAACAATCCAATAAGGCGTATTTCCGTTAAGCGTGAAATTGGTGGCGTTGTCTTTGGTTATAAATGACAATCCAGTTGTGACATCCGCCGGCGCCACTGTAAATGTCGCTATTGCCACGCCGTCAGGTTTTCCATTATCATCTCCCTCAATAGTAATCGTTAAATCAGCTGGCGGTGTACCAACTTTTTGCAGGGCGGTCATCAATGTTCTGTATGTCGTATCCGTATGTTTAACGCGAAAACTTTGCGCTATCCAATTAACATCATAAACATTGGCCGCCAAACTGGATGCCGCCGGATTTTGTTCAATTAATATTTGCGCGAATGTAATGCTTACATTATTTGAGCCAACAATAAAACGAGGAAATTTTCCGTAATAAGGAATTTCCACGCCATTTTTTTTAACCGTTTTTGCATCGCAGTCTATTTGTAAAGCATCGGAGTTGCTAAACGATTCTGTAATTATTAAATTGTCGTCAAAATCTTCGGTCGTATTATAGTTTCTTATTTTTATGCCTGATATTGCGGCGGCAGTCATGAAAGTTAAATCTATTATTGGCTTCTGATCAGCGCTTCCCACTGTTATTGTCAGTGCCGCGGAATAATCGGCGGAACGAGTCGTGTTTAATAATTCTGTCGTAGCAGTCGCTTTTCCTATTCCTGACAAAACGGAAAATTCCGCCTCGTACGGACAATGAAGAATGTGATAAAAATCTTTTAAAAATTCCAATTTGGCGCAGGTGGCTACATATCGCCGCAGACTTCCGCCGTTTGGAGTAATGTCAAGATTTTTTTCTTTGCCGGCAAATAATGCTTTCATCGCATCCATTTTTGTTTGCAAATCGGCCGCCGATGTTCCGACCAGTGTTCCTTTTACCGCCACCGCTTTTGGCTTAACAATCGCTTCCACAAAATTTTCGCCGTCATCGCTTACTTTTTTAACGCTATTAATTTCACGGCTAAAAGAGTCAACATTTATATTTCGTAAAATGTAGGTTGCGTTCACTAATTCCGTATTGTTGAATTTTATGCTTTCTGCCATATTATTTTACGCCTTGGTAGGTTAATTCATTTTCGCGTCGTAAAGCGTCTTTAATGCGGTTTATAAGTTGACTGTCGGTGATTGTTGCCCCTTTTAAGTCAAAGATTATCGTAGTGCCATTTTGCTTGTTTGGCGGGGTTATGGTTTCACCTCCGTGGACTACTGCCAATTGGGCCGCGCCGGATGGCCCGGGAACAATTCCTCCCTCGGCGAATCCTAATAAATTACCAATTGCAGAAAAAGGATTTAAAAAATCTAATTTATTTGACATTTTTTTCCCGGCTTCTGATAAATTTTCTGTACTTAATGGTTGTAATGATGACTGGTCGGTTATTTTACTGGAAAGTTCTTGATTTTCTTTAACTATTTTTTCTAATTTACTTGTGTCCTTACCCTCTTTTTTTAACTCTTTTATTTTATCAATTGTTTTTTGTGTTTGGTCACCCAATGACACGATGGAAGTGGCTAATTCTGATTGTGGAGTTGCCCCTAAATAAGAAAGCATTAATTTTAATCCGTCATTAATTTTTGGCAAAACAAAATTTCCTAAATTTACCAACATCGCATTAACATTGTTATTGAATGTTACCCATTGTTTAGCAACTGTTTCGGAGGCAATCGCAAATTCTTGGTCAAGGGATGTATTTTTTGCGATTGCTTCTGCTTGTGTTTTAAGTGTGGCATTTAATATATCATTATGTCCAACTAATCTTAACATTGCTTTACTTCCTATCATACCATATATATCAATAGCGGCCGCATTTCTGTCGGTGTTAGATGTTATTTTAAAAATTCCATCATTAATATCTTGAACGGCTTTTATAATATCTTCATCCATTCTTTTTTTCATTTCTTGCGTTGATACACCAGCAATTTTTGCCGCTTTTTCAATATTTTTTCCCAATTCACTAAATGCTGATTTTGCTTCCGTTCCTGATGCATCCGCATCTCCCCCTAACGATACAATTGCGGCTCCTAATGCCGCAGTTTCTCCTGCCGTAATTCCTATTAATTTTGCTGTTCCACCTAAATTATCAGTAAATTTTGAAATTTCCAAAGCGTTGGCCGATGTAGTATTAGACAGTTCATTCCAAGCTGATAATAAATTTTTACTTTCCGGAACTGTAAATCCAAAAACATTTTTTGCTTTCGAAACACTAAGAGCTAATGCCTCAGCATTTCCCCCAAACTCAGGCAATGCTACATTTCCCATTGCTATAATTTTTGTAAAATCCAAAATATTCTGCGTGCCGGTTATTCCTAATTGTCCAGCTACGGACGCAATATCGGAAAGCGAATCAGTTGCCACCGGCAATGTTTTGCTCATATTCAAAATTTCCTCGCCGAATTTTTTCGTTTCATCCGCGCTAAATCCGGTAGTCTTTCTGACTTCCGCCATTTTAGTTTCAAAATTTACGGCCGCCTTTACCGCGTCCACTCCCATTTTTATCGCTAAACCCCCGGCGGCTACGCCCACCGCTTGCACGGCCAAAGCCGCCGCCCGTCCGGCGCCCATTGTTTTTCCGGCTTGGGCGTTAAATTCGTTTAGTGTCGCGCTGGCTTGATTTTTTGCTTTGATTACTATATTCAAAGTGCTATCTTGAATTGTTGCCATTTTTTTGTTTGCTCCATTCTGAATAATCCCTCTCTATTCGCATAATCTTCAAAATGGAATTTATAAAATTGTAAGATGAGTTTAAAATTTCCTGTTCCGTCCATCCAAATTTTTCGCACAATTTATACATTACAAATTCGCGCGGAATGTTATCGGACGTTCCCTCAAATACTCTTATTATTTCAATGTCATTCAGTTTTTTTTTTCGGCTAAAAATTTATTTACTTGCGCCAATAAATAAATCCCGTCCGTATTATCAAGCGCGCGCAGGTTTTCCGTGGTAATCGGCAAAATATTATTTTGTCCATCGGTTAAATCCCATTCGGTAATTAATATCAGCGCGAGTTGCAGTTGATACGCTTGGTCGCTGGGATATTCCTTAATCTGCGCGTCTAAAATTTCGCCGTAAGCAAAACCGTCTTTTATTTTTATTTTCGCCCCGCTTTTAGGCAAAATTATTTCCTGAATATTATATTTTGGCAAGGTAGGCATATTTTAAAAAGGCGGCTACTTTCGTTTTGTGATTTCGCCGCCTGTTAGTTTAATTGTAAGTTGCGCCGGCGACATCGTTGACGACTGTTATGTCCATCCCTTGTCCATCGCTTGTATCCCATTGCGCGGACAAATCTTGCTCCAAATATATTATTTCGCCGGTCGTCAGTGGATTTGGAGAATTTTTTATTTTGTAATTATTTACCGTAATTCTTAATTCGTTTTTATCGCTTCCGCTTATTATCGTACCGAACATTCTGATAACTAACGCGCGCTTGCTTACTTTCATAAAGCGATTAAATTCTTCGTAATCTTTAAACGATTGTTTTATTTTTACATTAATATCCGCTTGCTTTCTGACTAATGCCACCGGATCTAAACTACCGCTTCGTTTGGCCCCGTCCTCGCTTTCAAATTCGTGGATTATCTCAAAGTCGCTTCCTTTTTCTACGGGCGTATGCGTGGCGGTTAAAGCGGCCGCGGCCGTATCGCCAAATCTGAATTGCATTCCCGACCATTTAAGCGGTTCGCCCAATGTGTAGCTTGGCGTTTGTTTCTTGATGTAGCAGTAATCTCCGGTCGTATATGTCCCAACTATCGCTCCCGCGCTTATCTGCGCGCCATTGGCATTTACGGCCGACACCAGCACTTCTTCGTAGGAGTCTGATGTTCCGCCGGTAACTTTTACCAAAACCAGCGTGTCGCCGGCAACAACGCCCTTACTCGGTGCGTCATCATAATCCGTTGCCAGCGTTATGTTATTTGCTCCGCTCCCGGAGGCGGTGCTTATCGGCGCAATGCTAAATTGACCGAGGGCCGAAACTTTTAAATCTAATAGCATTGTATTATCTTTAAAAATCGGTTTGATATTATCAATTTCGCACCCGAAAAAACGATATACGATATCGCCACGCGCAATTTCAATTGTGTATGCCTTGGACGCGGGCGTGTCATTGTCTATCGTGAAAGGATGAGTATAAACAGACCCGGCGGTCGTGGTGGTTCCTTTTTTCAAAATCATATTCAAAAAATGCGGCAATGTTTTTGGTTCGGCTAAAACTTGCAATGACCCTTTGTGATCGCGCTGGCCTTTAAAATGATTATAGCGCGCGAAACGATTTCCAATAATCGGATTATCCAAATCCAAATTAATATTGGTCTGCATTTTTTCTTCATAAATCGGAACTGGCACGCTCGGAATGACGGCCGTCCCGCGCGTGGTTTCTTTGCCGATTGAGCAATATCCTAAATTTGCCAATCGGTCTTTTTTGGTGAAGTCTGACATATTTTTATTAATTAAGCCCGGTTAGGGACATTTATAAAATCTTTAATTGTTATTAATAATTCGGCTTCTTCGGTTATTAATTCCCCACGCTCGGCGACAAAATATTCAATTACGATTTCTTGATTCTCAATGGTTTCTCCCAATGTGAAATATTTTCGTAAAATTCCAATAATTGAAGTTTCTTCCCAATTATTATTCGTATCGCGTTGCATTAAAATATCAGCCATTGTTCTTTGCAAACTTACTTCTTCGGGATTTTTACCGAGCTCGTCTTTTTTGCTCATTACCAATTTAATGGAAAAAACGGCGTTCATTTCGTCCATTCCGGTCGCGCCGTGGGTTATATTCGTATTTTTATTTTCCACGATTATCGCCGGTAAATTAGAGGCGGCTAAAATAAGCGGGTCGCCGTAAAAAAAACTTTTTATGCGTTTATCGCCATAAGTTTTTAAATATTCCAAAATTTTGTCGGCAAGAATTGTCATAATGGCGCGTTGGCTTTATTTATAAATGCTTCGTGAAAAAGTTTAACTATTTTTTGTTTTCTCATCTCGTCCAATTTCATCATTATGCGGCGCGGCAACTTTCGGCGCGGTAAATTACTTTGATGATATTTAAAATACGGCGCGGTATTTGTTATTAAAACATAGTCTTTGGCGGACTGATAAATAAAACTTCCTTTCATTTTTCCGGTGCGCTGTAATTTGTGATAATATTTTCCTCCCGGCCACGGCTCGCCGATTACGCTTCCCTCGCTGGAAAATACTTCGCCGCTGAAAAATTCTTTTAAATATTTACCGCTTTTGTCAAAAGTATTACTCCAATCTTTTATGCTGTCTGATATTCCTTTAATCCGGCGATTCAATTGTACCTCTCCCTCAATAATAAATGTTAGTTCCATATTTTTACCAACTTTTTCCTAATTGGAAAATATAATTTTCGTCATCATCGTGATTCTCGTCAGGAATTGTGGAAAAACTGTTATTCGGATATCCCTCTATGCTCATTGTATCCACTCGCGTCATCGGATTATTGTCGCTTCCTAACAATACCAATTTTCCCTCGCGAATATCTTTAAGCATTGACCGCGCTTCTTTTATTTTTGCAATTCCGTCCTTGCTGGTGCCATTGCCACGCTCATCAGGGTATTCTTGCCACATAATCCAACCGGCGCTCAACACCATGGCAATTTGGCGCAATAATTCCTGCCCGGTGCTATCACTCCAATAAGTATTTGATGTTATTGGTAAAGAATACCGGCTCACTAAACTGGCGTTGATCTCCCCCTCCGCTCGCGCGCGCGTGCGATATATTCTTTCTTCGGTTATATTATCGTTGTTTTGGAAACCGGCCTCCTCGCGGATTTCGCTTAATTCGCAATAATGCGTCCCGCCCCCGCCGTACATTGCCACCGCGTCATCAATGCTGGTTTCGGTTGTGGTCTGCGAATTGTAATATGTCGCTTTATATTGCGCCGTATTGACTCCGGTGTTGTCTTCGTAAATTGTCCCCTCGGGCCGGTCAACTTGAATGTCTACTGTCGCGATTAAAGTATATGTGCTGGCGCCTGATAATTTTCTATAAATCTTGCGCTGGTCGTAAAAAAATTTTGTTATTTCTTCAAATTTTTTATGGATGAATTTTGTCGCTGATGCTAAAACGACATTTTTTTGGTCGGCATTTATTGAACTTAATTTTTTTAATTCCGATTGTTCCGCGCCCGCGCGTCCGACACAAACAAAATCGTTAGCGGAAAATCCTTGATTGTTTTCAAATTCCAAAGCAGTCCCGACCACTGATTGCGTAGCGTTCAGTTTTGTTTTTTCGCCTGTATTCTCACTGTCGTTATTTATTATTAAAACTACGGACATATTATTGCGGTTTAGATGTTATTATTTTTTTGCCTTTGCTTTTAATAAATATTGCCTTTTTAAGTGGAGTGATTAAAATCGCTTTATGTTTATCGCGATTAATAATAATCGTATTTTTATAAAATCGGCGCGTTATTTTTTTTGTCAGACTATCCGCTATTGCCAGTGCGTCCCCGATGCTTTTATTATACTCTTTTATCAGAGTTTCGGCAATGTTGGCTGTGTCGGAAATGCTTAATTTATAATTTATACTCTTTGAAATTAAATCATTAATATCAATATTTTCCGTTAGATTTTTGTCAATGGATTTTACCAAAATTTCCGTCACCAAAAAATTATCGCTCAATAATATCCCGCTTGATTTTTTTAATGTATCAATAATATTAATACTCTCCGTTAAATTTTTTGTGGTCGTTAAAATGCTGGTTAAAATATCGCTAACGGTTATCGCCTCGCTGATTGCTTTTTTAAATTGCGCGGTCGTTAATACTATGTCCGCGATTGCCACTGGATCGCTTAAATATTTTTTGACAGTTTTTCTAATCTCATCATTAATTGACACATTCTCGGCAATCGTTTTATAAAATTCTATCGTCCGGGAAATAATGTCATTAATATTTAAACTGTCTGCCAGAGATTTTTGCACTTCAAAATTAAACAAATCGGTTAATGTCACATTTTCGTTCAATTCCTTTTTTATTTGAATTTTTGTATTAATTAAGTCATTTAGCGGTATATTTTCATCAAATGCCCTAAAATATGCCGCCTGAATGGCCACAGTATCGGTTAAGGGGAGAGTTTCCGCCAAAGACCTATAAAATGCTAACTGTCTGCTTAAATCGTCTGTAATCGTCAAATTATCGCTAATACTCAATTTTTCGGCAGTATAAAATACGAGATTATCAATCAATGCCAATGCCTCGGTTAAATTTTTTCCCACCAATAATTTTTCCGCGTCAAGTAGTTGTACATTTTCGCTTAAATTTTTTCCGGCAGTTTTTATTAAATTATCGGCAAGATTATTTATATCCGTTAAATTTTTGCCTACGCTTTTTTTGGTTTGGTCGCTTAATAAAATACTTTCTTCTTCGTAATGCTCGCCGGCGCGCGAAAGCATATCGCTTAATCCAATGTCATCGTCAATATTTTTTTCCGGACTGTTGGTTAATGAATCATTTATGTCATTACTATCGCTCAAATTTTTTTCTACATTTTTTTCTGTTTTATCGGTCAAACTAATAGTTTCATTTAATTGTTTGGTTTTTGAACCGCCAAAATTTATTTCATCGTTAACAACATTATTATCGGATAAATTTTTATCAATGGACTTTACCAAATCGTCTAATGTTGTGATAGATATTTCGGAAATATTTTTTTGTGCTTCTTTTTCTATCGTATCACTTAATAAAATTCCTCCCGTTTCTGTGTAATAAACCGTGATGCGGATGTGGTCAACGGAAAAAGTTTGTGATGCGGCAAATCCTACTCCTACCCCTACTCCAAATCCAGAGTCATTTATATCGCTATAATTCCAAGTTTGTCCTAATAGATTTGTTGCTCCTCCTATTGAAATATACTGGTCAGAAGTTCCGATAGTTGGTGTAGTGCTAAAAATCTCTGAACCAACAAAAGTTCCACCCTTTACCACGCTTGCCCTATATCTTTGACTCGTTTGTGAATTATCTTTTATTTCAACATCAACTTGTATTCCATTTATCGTTGCTCCTACTGGAATTGAAAAACCAAAATTGGTAGCTTTTAAGTAATGACTTCTTTTTGCTGTAGTAAAAGTTACTGTCGCATACACATCATCACTCACCTTTGCATTATCGGGATTACTCCACACCACAGTTCCCACTGTGGCATCATCTGCCATTGTACCTGGACTATTCGGACCGGAACTTGAACTGCCACCACCACTCTCTATAATATTTTTCCCCGCGTTTTTCGCCACGCTATCGGCAAGTTCGGTCGTGTCGGAAATCATTTTGTCCGTTTCGTTCGCAATGGCATCATTAATATCCGCCGCGTCTGCGATTATTTTTTTTGCCTCTTTTATTAAACTATCACCGAGTATTGTTGTATCCGCAATTGTCTTTTTTACTCCATTTATCAAATTATCGTTTAACGATGTTGTATCGGTTATAATTTTTTTAGTTCCATTAATTAAAGTGTCGGCAAGAGTTAATACTTGCGTCATTATTTTTCCCGGACTTTTTTTTAGTGTGTCGGCGAGCGAGACTGATTCGCTTAATGATTTTGTCCAATTTGTCGGGCCCTCATTATATTCCTCTGTGATTGCTGACACGCCCCCCCCAGATACTTCTCCGCCAAAAGAAAGACCGGATGTTGTAGATTCACCGCAACCAGATAATGCTTGCCTCGCTGTCGCTAAATTTCCGCCACTGCTCCAAGAAGTTCCATTATATTCTTCTGTCGTTGCGGAATAACTTGTTGTATAACCGCCGAAAGAAATTCCCGATGTTTGCGTTCCTCCGCCTGATAAATAAGCTCTGCCTGTCGCTAAATTACCACCCGAAGTCCAACTGGTGCCGTCATATTCTTCGGTGGTAACTGTTGTTGACCCACCGCCAAAATTTAATGCGGCTATTTGCGTTCCACATCCGGCCGCATTCCTAACCGCGGCATTAAGAGAATTTCCGGTTGACCAAGTTGTGCCGTTATATTCCTCGGATATGGCAGTGGCGGCAGATGTGCCACTGTTATATCCACCCATACATAAACCTGCCGTCTGCGTTCCGGCGGCCGATGGTACGTGTCCTGTAACATTAGAATCACCGCCTACCGACCACGATGTGCCATTGTATTCATAACAAGCGGCGGTCATTGGAGCGTATCCTCGCACACCTGTTCCTGCTGTCTGTGTTCCAAATCCTGCTAAATATCCTAATGTCGCATAGTCACCCCCAGATGACCACGATGTTCCGTTATATTCTTCGGTATTTGGCACGCGATTTGCGTCATCTATACCACCAAAACTCAAACCGGCGGATTGTGTTCCGCAACCGCCTAAAAAACTTCTTGCCTTTGATAACGCTCCGCCTGATGACCAAACATTAGCCATATTATTTTAAATTATATTCATCTTTAACTTTTTTTTGAATTTCTTTTGGAAATGTATTTAAAACCTTATCAATAATTCCTTTTTTAATGCAAAGCAAAATGCCAGACCGTAATTGTCCGAGTAAATTTTGCCTTTCCGATGGACTGCCTCCTCCTCCCATTGTAATGCTCTGTTTAATCCAACGCCGGGTATAAGAAATCAATTGATGATTGTCTACATCTTTTAATTCTTCGGGAGACATTCTACCTGCCTCTCTTTCTTTAATTTCCGACCACGCTTTTATCTCTCTAATTCTGTCTTTGGCTATTTTCTCTTGTTGTTTGGAAATAAAAAACTTTTTTTCCGCTTCAATTTGCAATAATTCTTTTTCCAATTCGTCAGTTTCGTTTTCAATTTTTCTTTGAATGATTTTTATTTTAATTAAATTTTTCCGATATTCGTAAGATAACATTACCAATTCGTTAAACATTACATTTTGCTCCCGGACGGATTGCCAAAATTTTGACGCCGATGTGGGATGCTTAATATCATTTAAAACTGATATTTCCATTTCGGTACGCGTCCGGAAAGTCTGCGATTTTATGAATGTTTCTCTTAATTCTTTTTTTAACGGATTTAGAATTTCCAAATCATCATCAGTTAAAATTTGCGCTTGTTGAATAATATTAAACGGGGTTTCCGTTAATTGTCCTTTTTCTTTTTCGGGTTTGTTTAAAAAATTAAACATATTTTTTTGTTAATAAACTATATAACGCCCGCGAAATAATCACGAGCGTTAATAGTCGGTTAATTGTCTACGAAGAACCGATGGTTACAGTCCAAGTTATCTGCAATGTATCGCTTGCTCCTTTGTTGATGGTTGCGAATGTCGCGCGCGCGAGTAATGTTCCGGCGGCCGAACTATTAAGTATGCCTGCTTCGGTAATCGCCCCGGTGCCATCACCGGCGGCCCAATCGCCGACATAAATAATATCGTTGTCATTGCCACCTGCGCCTTGCGTGCGGGAAGTAAGAGCGTTGCGGTCAATTTCGTTGGCTAACGCGGTATCGGTTGACGCCGGGTCAGTTGTACCCGTTCCAATCGCCATGTGGCTCATCGCGCTTTCATCCGGCGCGGAAGCCAGTTGATCGGCGATATGCGCCTCACCTACATTAACCATTAAATTTTTAATTTCTCTTTCTTCCTTTAACGCACCATCTTCTCCAAAAAGTTTTATATGGAGTTCTCCTTTGCGAGCAACGCGATCATTTAGTTTTTGTGTACTCATATTAAATCTTTAATGAATATAATCGCTTTTGCCCGCTCTTGATTCCCACCGGTAAATTTATCTAAAATTATTTTTTCGCCTTGTTTGTGCAAGACGCCATTTTTAAATAATCCGGCGGGAGATATAACTTCATATTCGGCCTTTTGGGAAAGCAAACTTGCTTTGATTCCGGTCGCTTCCGCGACTAAATCAAGAGGGGTTTTTTCTCCCATAAGTTTAAAGTTAGTTTTTTAAGAGCGAGAATGGGGCGGTTTTTACGCCGCCCCTATTATTACGCAATAGCGTCCTCGACTAAATATCCGGCGACATTGCTGGTCAAGATTTCGTCTTGGCAGACTTCCACCTCAACGATTTCTTTTTTCTCAGCTTCCTCGCGCCAAGTGCGCACTCCCCACGGAGTATGCGCGCCGTTGGCAACGCGGAAAATATAACCGGCGGAAACTTCATCAATCTGCGGATTGTCAGGGACATAAAGCAATACTACATGCTTGCCCCAAACATCGGCAAAACTTTGCGTTGCGTTTCCCTCAACGCTGGTGGCGTAAATTGACCCCGGGATCATTACTTTCATTTTCCATAACATCGGAGGCAAATCGCCATCCACCAATAAATCGGCGTGAGTATATTTTATCAAATTCCGTATTTCCGAATCGCGTTTCATTACTTTGGCGACAGCGGACGGAATTATAATTCTGTTCGGATCGCGGCCAATCGCACTGCGGATTGCTTCTTTCGCGGCGTCAATGGTCGCCTCAATTCCGTACGCGCTGGTAGCGGAAAAACTGGCGTTGTTCCATTGCTGAGTGCCGGAACGCTGGACACGGTTGGTTGACGCCCAATTCGCCTGAGTGGTCAAAAGTGTCGCCACTCTTTTTTCTTGGTCAAGAGTTAAAATGTCTTTAACCCGGCGTGTTTTTGCGGAACGCAAATTAATCACGCTGTCGGCATTATCTCTCTGCCGATCGGTGACTTCGGTATTAAGCGCGTATTCTTCCGCCACATAACTGGCAGAGCTTAAACCAAAGCCTACTGTTTTCGAACGAGTGCCGTCTGCCCTTTGTGTAGTATCGGGGATTCGGAAAGCCGAATCTTTATTCCAGACATAATATTTATCGCTTTCTTTTTTTACCGGAACAATCGGGAAAATGTTTTCGGCGATAAATCCTGCCGGGTGATACCCAATAGACACATTGGAGAGGGCGGCATCAATATGAACTTCATTTACTTTTGGCATATGTGTCGTGTAAGTTTATAATATCGCCGATGTAAAATTTATTTACACCGACAATTTGACTAATGGGCTAACACCATCGGTCTTATCAAGACCGAGATAATATCGCCGCCTGTGCCTGCCGCTTCCAATGCTATGGCTATGATATGTTCGGTAGAGGCCGCCGTGCCTGTCCAAGTTGAACTAATCGCCGGGGCCGTAATGACGCGACCGGTAGTAATCGCGGCGACCAAATAATCGCCTTTGCTTACTGCCACGCCTGCAACTGCCTTGGAAACGCCTGCTACGCAGACATTTACGCTGTTGCCGACTGCCGCCGCGGTATTTTGAATAATACCGACAATTTTGTCATTATTGCCATCGGGCAAATCAACCTGACCGGCGCTGGTTCCTAACTCCACGCAGACATATTTTTCCGCCATGATATTTTCCGCTACAAAAGGCACTTCTAAAAGTTTTATTTCGTGCGCCATATGTGTGGTTGTTTAAACTATAAATAAACTGAGCTTATTTTTTGGCGAGCTCTTTTTCCGCCATGACAAGCGCTTGTTCATAAGTCAACTTGTCGTTTGCTTTCATTACTTCTTTTGCTTTTTGGTCTAAGGCAAAAGAGTCCTCATCTACTCCGGCCGGCGCTGATGTCTTGTTGTCGCTAAAAGCCGCATCGCCAATCTCGGCGAAAATTTGGGCTGATGGCAGACCGCCAATAATTTCATCAAACGCTTTCGTCTGTTCCTCGCTCAAAGTTAATACAAAGTTAACCACTTTGTCTTTAAGTGTGGCAGGCAATTTTCCGGTTTTGTTTGATTCGCTGTAAATAAAGCCACTGACTTTTTCATTCGTTCTCATTTTCTTTACTTCCGCCATGGCTCTTACGCCCTCGGCCGCTTGTTCTTTCAATTGTTTTGCTTCCGCTTCCGACATTTTAAATTCCTCACTTGCTTTTACGGCGCCGGCACCGTCATTTTTCTGCCCTTTGTCTTTTTCCTTGTTTTCTTCTTTCGGTTTTAATTCAGCGAATTTCTTTTGCATTTCCTCGTCCAATTCGGAAAATTTCTCGATCACGAGGGCCTTTTCCTCATCGTTGAATTCGGCAAGGGCTTTTTGACAAACTTCTTTTAGTGTAGGCATATGTTTGTTATTTTTATTAATTAAATTTTGTTCCGATAACACGACTGGCGACAGTCCTTTAAAATATGGTCTGTTCGTCAGCGCGCCGCCGGCCAAAACATTATTATAAACCCTGCGAGTTTCCGGGTCTTCATATTGGAAATAGAACTCCGGACTAAAAAAGCGATAAATCGCGTCTTTAATCAGTTGACGACCTTTTGTGTTCCATTCCACGATGGCGAAGAGTCCCTCTTGATCGCGGTTAATAAGTTTTTTAATCCATCCTACCGCGCCCTCGCTTGATCGGTGTTCTTCATCAATCGGCAATCCTACTGTGGAAGAGTGCGCGCGTAAATCTCTTTTAAAATTATCGGCGAATTCTTTTTGAACATTATTTGTTATTTCAACTTCCCCGTAACTGGGATGATCCCACTTTCCCGGCTTCAAAATCTGTATTTCGCTTTTATCTTCTTCGGCAAATTTAGCAAGCAACGGAACCATCATCGTAAAAATAGCGCTTTTCTTTTCCTGCTCGCTCATCTTTTTTTCTTTAACTTCGCCGGCATAACTTTTGTCGCCTAAATAGCAAATGTGAATATATTTACCGCCTGCTAATTGTTTTGTTATTACGCGGCCGCCGTCTTTTACGCATTTTTCGTATTGTTGTGGCATATGTTTAAAATTAAAACCCCGGAGTGCAGTCCGGGGTTTTGAAGAGAGAAAGGGCTTCCTCAATATTGCCACGGACTAACAATATTAACGGCCCTCGAGGTAGCTGTTAATAGTCCGTATTTATTTTAATATTCTCTCGGCACAAGGTATCCCCCATGGATACTTATGCCGTCATGAACCGAGAAAATACTATCTTTTTGTTTTATCAAAATTAATGTTTGGATTATTCTTCTCTCTCTCTATTAATTTTAGCATATTCTCGTCATGCTGTCTAATCGTGCCGTCTTCCAATTCTCTCAAATAATCTTTTCGGGTGATTATTGTCTGATCAACATGACCTATTTCCGTGTCCGTATCCACAAATATTTTCATCCCGGCCTCGCGCGCATCGCGGCAAAAATTAAAATCCTCTCCCGTCCTTGAAAAATAAAAATAAGGATAACTCAATTTTTTAAATACTTCCGTTTTTATAAGCATTGCTCCCATTCCCAATGTATCCGTTAGCATTACTCCCATATCAACTGCGTCTGCAAAAACAGCCGCTTCTTGATCACTGTGGTCGGGGTGATTGATAAAAATGCAAGGATAATGCGGCGATGTCCGTTTGTAGGCGCGCACGCCAATAATGTCTTTTTGAAATAATAACAAACGATGTACCAAGTCATGTCTGAATGTGTGGTCGCTGTCTATCATCATCAAATGCGTGTATCCGCCGGTGATTGCTTCCTTGGCCAAGGCATTGCGCGCCTCGTGCGTTATCATGCGCGGGATAGTTATAATATTCCAATCTCGGCTTTCATCCAACGAGGAAATATAAGAAGCCAATTTTAAAAATGATTTAAACGGGCTTTCGCCGTCCATGTCGTCAAAACTTCCGGTATTCGGCAAACCGATTAAAACTTTTGCTTCGCTCCATGTTTGTTGGCAATAATTTTCCCACTCATCGTCTTTTATTTCCGCTAAATTTTTGTTATGTTTGCTTAATTCTTTTTTTAATTGGGAAAACATATTATTTTAATTTATCAAGCACTTTTTTCATTGTGGCAATTTTTGTTTTATGCGCTTCCACCCGATTCGGGAATGTCCCGGCCGTTTCGTATTTTTTTATTTTATTCTCGCGCGTGGTTATTTCTTTTTTATATTGTTCTTGTATAAATTCTGACGCTAAACTTTTTTTATCAACTATCGGCGTTTTTAATTGTTTGAAATCATTAACTCCCTCGTATGTTTTATCTATTCCGTCAGGGATGCCGGTAATCTCCGGCAATTCTGCTTCGTCTTTCATAATCTCAACCCACATTCCGCGGCAGTTAGAATGGAAAATATCCTCTTGCGCGAATGGATCGTCAACGCTTACTACGCGCCCATCAATACTCGCGCAAAAAGAACAGACGCGGTTATCAAGCAATTCCGATCGCTGATAAGCGTATATTATACTTTTATTTTTATTCTGCGTTAAACGCCGTCCTTGACCTATCGATCCGCCGGTTATAATTGACGCTGTTCTTTGGCTCAATTCAGTTATGGCAGTCGCGAATGCGGTTTCCGCCCGGCTGATTATTTTTGCCTGTGTTTCATTTTTTGCCATGCCATCCAAAACTGTTATTTTAGTTTTGGTCATTACTTTTATATTATGATCTTCCGTTAAAATTGTCGCCTGCGCGTTCAATCTTTCCATGTCCTCTTTGGCGCTGGCCGGAGGGTTTATTTTCATTTCGGAAGCGGCCGAATTTTTTCCTAAATTATAAAGTTCTTTCATTTTGTCAAATATCTCGCTCTTGTATTTTCCGTTATAAGCCAAGGCAATATCTTGGATTGCTTTATAATCTTTTTTAGCTATTGCTTTTTCAAATTTTTTAAATAATCCGTCCTTTTCTTCGCTTAATGTCTGCCCCAATAATTTTTCAAATTCCGCTTGCTTTTTATCCATTTCATTTTGAATATTGCCAAAATTTACTTTTTTTTCGGCCGCGGTTAAAGCGCGCCATCCTTTGAATTTCTCAAATTGTTCTTTAAACTTTTTTTTTTCGCTGAATGAACCGCCGCCGTCTTCCAAATCTTTTAATCTTTCCTGCCGTTCTTTTAATAATTCTTTGGCCGATTCTAATCTATCGCGAAGTGCTTGTTTTTTACTCGCGCTGTCAGTTTTATCAATTTCCTTGTCTAATTTTTCAATGCGTGTTAAATCTTTTTCAATGCGCTGGCCTAATCTCTTTTTTCGTAATTCAAAACTTTTCTGTTTGGTGTCTTGTTTAATATTTTTCTTTGCTTCGGCGGCGCTGGCTTTCTCTTTTTTTATTCCCTCTTGTCCGGCTTTAATCATGGACTTTATTTCGTCCACTTTTTCTTTGACTGATTTATTAAACGCTTTTTTAATTTTTGGGTCTTTAATCGCCGATGCTTTACTTTTAAAATTATTAATTACAGTTTTTAATTCCTGAATACGGCGTTGTGCGTCTACGATATTATCTTGCGATGTGGATACCTGTTCAATGTCAGTCCCGTGTCCGCGCGCGGCCCAATAATCTTTTAACGCTTGGCTGATTTTTTGCTTTGTATCTTCGCTTACTGCCTGCCCTTGCGCGGCAAAAATTAAAATTTCATCTTCTATCATTTCATTGAATTGCATTTCGTCCTCAATATCTTCCTCGGTCATTGTCTTTTGTACTTCCGGCGGTTGCGCGGCGATTTGCGCGCCGGCGATATCTACTCCCATTAAATCCAAATCGGTCTGCATTTGTTCCAACGCGTCATCATCTTCGTCCGTTTCCGGCTTATCGGGCAAATCCAATTCTTGGCGGATATATTGCTCCAATTTATCATCCACCGTTATTATCTGCGCGCCGACAAGTTTATTGACTGTTTCCGCGAATTTTTGTTTGTCTATTGATCCAATGTCGTCATAGCAAAGAGACGGATAGTCTTTTGTCCCGGGCCAGTTTAAATCAATTAACTGCTTAATGGCATACTTGTTTATCGTGTCGCTAATATTTTTAGCGATTGCCTGCAAACTGTCATAGAAAAAATCGCTTTGGTCTTTGCTCAAAGCATAACTTCCGCCGGCGCCATCTGTACCCAGCATTAAAAATTGCGCTAAAATATTTAAAACTATTTGCCGATTGTGATATTCAATACTGTTTTTCGGATCGCGAGTTTTTGCCGCGCCCATATCTAAAAATCCAACCTCGTAGCCATCAGGATAAACTACATATGCCTTTTCATTGGCGCGTAAATTTTTAACCAAAGTTTTTGCGTTTTCTTTATCTTGCGCGCTCGCTCCGTTTGGAACTTTGCAATACGGAACTCCCAAACCTTGCCGCTCAAACGCCATAGCGTCAATCTGCTCAAAAATATCTTTAAAAAACCAATTTTTATATGCTGAACGCAAAATGCTTATGCCCTCCCAATTATCACCCTCGCGTTCATTGATAAAAATAATCAATTTTTCAATGGGAATTTCTACCGATTCGCCGCCTGTCTTTTGTTGCGTTATGCCATCGCCTTTGTTTGTCGTCCATTGGCTTATCGTGCGCGGATGACGCGGCGCGAATTTTTTCCAGCCGATATAAGTCTTGCCCTCAAATTCCACATAATCAAAAACTTTCTCAAAAACAAAAACGCCATATTCCAGCATTAACAAACTTTGCCGCAAAAAGTCATCCCAAGGAATGCTCATCGCCGACATTAAATTATATTCAATAAATTTCGCCTGCACTTTTTGCAAATCATCTTCTCCGGCTGGTTCCACATACCAATTAGCCGCGCGCAATGGCAATTTTAAAACTTTAAGCGACGCCGCAACCGTGGCATCGCCTTTTCTCATTTTGTCATAAACCGTATATTTTCCTACGCCGGTTAAATCGGCGTTATATTCCTCGCCGGAAATATAACCGTTATAGATTGTTGTCCCGGTGTCGCCCATCTCATCACTCATCGCCGGTGGCAACGCTTTTGGAGTTTCTTTAAAAATGTTTGAAAATAATCCCATATTTTTAAAATGATTTTTGATAAACATCGCTCTCATTCTCTCTTTCTTCGTCTTCCGTTGGCATAAAACTGGCTAAATTTGCGATTGCCGTTCTTATTCCGAGGAAACATAGGGCAATTGACCAAAAGCTGTCACCGTGGCCCTCGGGGGTTTCTACGGCTTGCAAATCGTTGGTTACCACCATTAGTTGCCGTATCATGCGCGGATCGGGTTGCAGTTCTATGTATTCTTGATTAACGCCTTTCTCAAATTCGGTGGATATTGAAAATTTTAATTTGCTGGTAAAATTTATTAGTTCTATTTGCGATGGTAATTCTTTTTTCTCTTCCAGTGTGGTCAATTCTCCCCGGGTATTATCGGCGTAAATTTTATCTATTCTAAAATTTTTAATTGCTTGCGTAATGTATCCGAGTTGTGTCGGCTTATCGGGATTAAACGAACTGTCGTCATTGCCGCTGTAATCCCAGCCGTCAAAAAATACCTGATGAATTTGTATCGCTTTTTTACGGCCGTCTTTTGTCCGTACTTGAAAAACTGTAAAGTGCGCCGGGTGCCGTTTTTTTCCTAAATCCCAACCGGCGAAAGTATCAAACTTTTCTCTATCTTCTATTATAGCAGAAATCGGTAAATTTAACAATTCCAAATTAACCACTTTGTTTATTTCTTGTTCGGTGAAAAAACTATTTTCAGCGTAGACCGGCGACACCTTGTATTCTTGGGCGTATATTTTTTTGCCGCGGATTGCTTCGCGCTCTTTTAGTTCTTCCCAGTCCATATGTTCCGGCCATAAGGCAATTTTGTTTAGCGGGTCAACTTCCGCCGATTGAATTAAAAACGCAAATTTTTTCTGCATCTCTTTATCAAAGAAAAAATCATCGTTCGTTTGCGCCGTTCCCACTATCTTGCAAAAGATCCTCGGCATGTCTAAAATCTGCGTTTTGATTATATTATTGATTTTATAAACTTTCGTTAAAATCAGTTTATTTTCGGGGTCTTGAAACGGATCGTCAACATAAACGCCATCGCAATGAATGCCGCGCTTAAAAGAAAGCAAACCATGGGGTTCCATGGTTATAAAATGTTCTCCGTCCCAACTGTATTTTATCACGCCCTCGGCGGTTGGTTTGTAATCAATGCAATCTCTTAAAAATTCATTATTGGCTATTAAATTTTTAATCTTTGAAAGATGATAGGCGGCCATGTTTTCCTCGTAGGAAAAATAATGATATTCCCGACTGGTAAATGGTTCTTTGAAAAGGCGCCACATGAAGTCGTCATACAAACTGGTTGATTTAAAATGGTCGCGCGCGCTCACGCGCATTGACCATTCCGCTTGTTGCATCCAGTCGGTTAAATCGTCAACAAATTTTCCCCCAATAAATTTTTTAAAAGAGCGCGAAAATATTTCGTTGGTAAAAATGCGGAAGTTATTTTGCGCCTCCATCATCATTTTTGCTATCTCTTGTTTTGTTTTGTTTTGCATTTTCAATTTCTGTTAAAATTCCAAGGACATCGATGTCCGCTTTTAGCGTTCCCAGTTTTCTTTCAAAAATTCCGAAATCAAGTTGTAAATTTAACAAGTCTTTGTAAATTTGCGAAATATTTTTTATGGCGATTGTTTTCACCATGTCGCTGGTGGTATTATTTTTTATTTTTATCAGTTCATTTTTAAGATACCCCATTAAATCTTCAAAATTTGCCAGTGCCTCTTTGGCATTGGCGTTCTCATAGCGCGTGGCTCTTTCTCCCCGTATTTTTTTAAATAATTTACCGATGTATTTTTTATCAAGATGCATCTGTCTTTTTTCTTCCAATATTTTTTGGACTTCCAAAACAGTGGCTGTTTGTTTTATAATCAGTATTTCTTTAATTAAAGCCATTTGCTCTTTTTGTCTTTCTTCGCTGTATGATGGCATAAAAACCCCCTTTGTTTATTATTCTTGTTCCCTTGTATTTAATCCGTCCTCACTAACATTAGCAATTTTTTCGTTTTGTCTTTCATAATCCACGCACCTTTTACTGCGTTCCGCGCGATAAATTTCGTCCCAATACTGCTGATCTGTCATCTCAATGCCCCACAAAAACATCCGCCAGCATGCCAAAGCGATTATTTCCTTGATTGTTTGTCTGAATGTTGGCTTTCCCATAATAATTAAATTAGTTAATAATTTTTTGCCATTCAACGCATACATTCTCATCGGCACAATATGCTGGATGAAATATTGGAAATGTAGATTTTCCCGTCATTATAATTTGCACCCATCCCTTGTGACAGATATTTTGTTTCTCATATTTTAAACATTTGGAACATCCACTAAAAATAGTAGCTATTGAAATCAAAAAAATTATTAATAACGCTTTTCTCATACAAACATATTTAAATTTTGTTGCAGGAGTGGGATTCAAACCCACGCCTCCGGACCATGCGACCGGCGAGTTGCCACTGCTCTATCCTGCGGTTATTGGTCTGTCCAACACTCTACGTCTCCAAAAGAATGACGCTTTCCTTCTTCGCTATAAACTTCATCTTCGTCTAAATGTGTTAATTTGCATATAGTTTTATAAAAATGTTTTTCCGCTTTTTCTCCCGTAGCTTGAAAATAACTTTCACCTGTTTCTTTTTTATAGAATTTTTTTACGTCTTGAATTGTCGGGACAAATATAACAGGTATGACATACGCTCCGTCACCGTCGGTGAAAGAATGAACATCGTCGGTTAATTTTAACCCGCAAAATTTGCATTTAATTTCTGACATATTTTTTATTTACTCGGTGCCACCGCACAAATCTAAAATAATTTTATCTTTATTCGCCATTTGCCATTTTTAAGGATTTTTCGTCAGTTTCCTTTCCGTCTTTGCGGTTAAGTTCCACGGCGAATTTTCCTATGTCAAAATTTTTAAATTCTTGTTCGTAAATCTGATCAACCTCATCACGGGAATTTCCTGCCTCATTTTCAATTTTCCTTTTACGCAATACTCGCACGATAAATTTTTCTTCGGGCATAAATTTAATTAGTTTATAATGGTTTTTTGCAAATTACTTTAATCATCAATTCTTTCCGGTGCATCGGGAAATCATAGGGCACTTCTTCTATTTCTCTAAATCCGATGTCAAATAATATCTTCTCTAATGTGATAAAATCATACGCGCTTTTATGGCATTGAAAATCAAAATTATCGTTTTCGTAAAGTTCGCCGTAAATATACTGGTTTATTAATTTATAGGATACTGTTTTTTCCACATATCCGTGGCAAATTTTTTTTAAATCTGGAACGGCTATCGTTAATTTTCCGCCCGGCTGTAATATCCGATAAAATTCCGTTATCAGTCTTATTGTTTGGGGAATTAATAAATGTTCCAATGTGGCGCAGGATAGTATTTCTTCCGCCTCGCCGTCTTTAAATGGCAATGGTTTGCGGATATCGGCGACAATATCAACGCGCGGCCCGGGTTTTCCGTCTACATTTAAAAAATCTTTAAAAATTTTTGTATTGCCTCCGCAAATATCAAGTTTCATAATTTCATTTTATTAATTACTTCGTCTAATCCTCCGCAAATATATTTTCCGCCGCGCGCTTCCCATTCTTCTTGAAATTTTTTTTGATTTTCGCTTTGCTTTCCTTTGCCCGCTTTTACTTCTATCTGCCAAACTTGTCCGTTTCTGTCAATTGCCGTCAGATCGGGAATTCCTTTAAAACTGCAAACTCCGGCGAGATTATAATAATAAAAACATCCGTAAATTTGCAAATATTGTTTTATCGCTTGTTTTTCCGCCGTTTCGGGAGTTATTGTTTTTGCCATAAATTTTTTATATTCGTACTGCAAAGAATATTAATATTTTCTTTGATTTTTTGTTCCGGCCAGTCCCACCATTTTA